TAGTTGCAATGTCAGCCGTATTAGTTGCAATGTCAGCCGTATTAGTTGCAATGTCTGTGTCGTTACTAGCAATGTTAGCTGCGTTCGTTGCAATATTGGCTGAATTAGTTGCAATGTCTGTGTCGTTACTACCAATGTTAGCTGCGTTCGTTGCTATGTTGGTTGCGTTCGTTGCAATGTCTGTTTCGTTACTAAAAATGTTAGCTGCGTTATTAGATATAGCTACCCCTTGAGTAATTAAATCAGTCTGATTGGTAGAAATGTTAGTTGCGTTAGTAGCTATATCTGTAATGTTACTAGCAATATTGGCTGCATTAGTTGCAATGTTAGCTGCATTAGCTGCAATCCCCGTAGTCTGCCCAGCTACTAAATTTGTGTATGTAATCTTTTTTGTCTCAGAATCCGAAGAATCGACAATAGGTACTATGTCAGCTCCTACTGGGGTTGTGAGTTCAGTCAATTCTGAGATTTTAGAGTTTTTAGAATCAGGCATTATAGATGTATAGTTATGTTAAATTAGGTTGATTGTCAAGACTAGTATCTTTGGATGTAGTCATTTTCAGCTGACATGAAGTCAGTAATAGATTGTGTAAAAGCAAGTCCGATCATACCCCGAATAGCTGGACCAACTACTGGCATATTACCACCCGCATAGGGTGCGAGCGATCTTCCGACTTTCTCAGGATCTCCTGAGAATACTCCCCCTGCTAGGTTAAATGGTGTACTAGCTAAAGGACCAAGAGGCAACTGACCTTCTAGTACTCCAAAACCAAGCTCACCTACTCCAAGTAGTCCCGATTGGTTAATAATGCGTTTCATGTCAAATGATGACAATTCTAGCGGGTTCATTGGTAATCGACCCTTAGATATATCTTTAAGTGTCAACACCATCCAAGCTGCTGCTAGTGAAGTTCCAATAAATGCTACTAGGTGCGACATTGCTCGTACTTGGTTTAGCTGGTCTCCTTTGTAGCCCTGAGACCATCTGTTAAATATAACTCGGCTAAGCCCTAGAATTGATGGTAAATATTGAAATCCTGTACGCATGGACTCGCCTCCAATTGTGCCAGACTTTAAATTGCCACGAGAGATTGCTTGAGCACCAACATCTGGTTCAAATGCTGACTGCTTGATATAGTGAATCATGTATTCACGAAGCTTGTTAGACGCTTCAACATTCTCAATAGTTTGAGGCATAATGCGTGCTATTCCGTCAGGAGCTTCATCAGATACGGACTTAAGTAACACATCTATCTCAGCGTCAGTAAATCCAAAGTTTTTTAAGCTTTCTATTCGGATTGCACTAAATGCACCTGCGTTAGCTTCTTCAGCTAAGTTTCTGGCTGTCCAATCTACAAAAAGTTCTTGGTGTGCCGCAGTAAACCTAGTCATACCATTAGCTTCAAACATGAATGACATTGCTAGTGATAAGAAACCTTGAGATCCTGAAGTGTCCCCAGTAATACCTCTAAGGTTTGCATTATTCATTAAGTCAAAGCCAGCTCCTGCATCTTTAAGATATTTAGATAAACCTTCGGGATCACCTTTAAACTGACGTTTCAACGCAGCTTGATACAGTGGCATAAGCTCTGCAATTGTTGCATCGCCAGCCCCCGTGTACTTTAAAGTAGCGGATACAAGAGGTATATCCATCAAAGCAGAAAAACCTGATAATGGTAAGAATGCCAAGTTACCTACTGCACGAACTTTTTTCATTATAGTTGCAAATGTAGCATCAACAGGGTTGTCCAAATCATTAGTAAGTAACTTTGTTGTTCCGAGAACTGTGTCGTATTTAAGACGACCAATGTTATCTCCTCGTATTGCTCCCGCATCATTCAACAAATCTTGCATAAGTTTTGCTGGATCATTCCCAAGAAAGTTTAAATTAGATATCATCTCAGAACGGTAACGTATCTGGTCCATTAGGAGCTTACCTAAATTAGCTTCACCGCTATACTTAGCGAGCATTGCAGCTTCTGAATCTGCTTTAAGAATTAAAGTACGAGACTGTTCAAATGACTTGGCTATATCAGCTCCATCAGTCTTCTGCTTCTGCTCTACAATCTGATGATACCATTCATCTAGATATTGCTCACGAGTAAACTTAACTTGCTTACCGTCCCTACGAAGTAATAAACCTCCGTGAGCTTTCTCTGTAGCTTCCCAATCTACGGAAGTACGCATATCTTTCTTCCAAGCTTCAATACCAACTCGTTTGATTGCATCATCAGACCAACGCTGACTCCAGCCAGAAAAGTCTGACCGAACGCGGACATTAGATCCCATGCGATTAAGAGCTGCTATTTGAGAATTACGAACTTGATTGATTACACTTACAAGTTCTTCAAAAGCTTCAACGCCTTTCCACTTATCTGGAGTAGTACCAGTGCGAATCGCAGACATAAGATCAGCAGCGAATTCATTAATATTTTCACGTAAATTTTCACCATATATTCTAACTGCATCGGGGTTACCACCTGTCTGCCTGCGGAGCACTTCCAAATATGGTCCATGCCCTGCACCAATAAATACATCCCACAGCCCGTGTTTCTCAAGAACATCATTAATAGGCTTAGAGTCTAGAATAACCTGTGCTCGAGATTTAACTTGAGCAGATGCTTGCGGGTTAAACCCTGAGCGTTGCTGACCATCGAGCTGAGTTTGAATCCACTCAACCTTCTGCTTAACAGTATCAAACTGGTCGATGCCCTGCCTATATCTCTTGTATGTAGCTTCATTGTGAACAAGTGATAAGATACCAGCAGAATTTGCTTCATTAATGGACTGAATTACCTCTGCACGGGCTTTTAATAGGTTATCGGGGTTCTCCCCTAAGATTATATAAACGCTAGTTTTGAGGTCATCTGGTATGCCTTTATAGTCAAATATCTGAGTGTCTGTTTCGTATATGCTGTAGCGATCAAAGAATTTATTAACTGCTGCTAGTCGGAAATCGGTATTGCCTTGAATATCAATAATTTGATTAGCAATGAACTCATAATCCTCTAGTCCAAGTTCTTCCAGCTTCTCCTTTACGTGAGCCTTACGAGCCACTCGTTGGGAGTCAGCTACTGCGTTGTAGCCCTCTGGTGTACTGAGTATTGCGTCAAGAGCTTCGGGATTACCAAGTAGTGTTCTGATGTTGTCATCAAAGAACTTCAAACGATTATTCTGTAGGCTGTTAAAGTCTAAAGTGTTTCGTTCAAGTTGAGTAGTTGCTTCTTCCGAAAGCTTAGGAGTGCTTGAATTAGACTGCTTAGTTTGAGGATTTAAAATAGTTTCACCTAGTTTAATCTTAAGTTCGTCAAAAGCTTCTTGAGTCAGCTGAGGATTAAATGTATCGGGAAGCGGGTCTGCATCTGCAGAAGCACGACGCTCCGAAATAAACTCTGCTAACACCTCTGCGTGGTTAGGTTGTTGCTTGCTGTAATAAAGTAAAACTTTGCCATCTAAAGCACCAGAGTCTATCTGATCTAAAACCCATTGTCTGCGTTCTTGCTTAACATCAGTGTGGTCAGTCCCTTCTAGCCAAGCACGATATGCATCAACTGTTTCTTGCAGGTTAGATGTTTTAACAGCATCCCGAGCATTAGCCAAATGACTAAACGGATTACCATAGTGTTCTTCACCCGCTTTTCTAAGCACACTAACACCTTCGCCAGCTGCTACAGCTGCATTAACAGCCCGAACCCCAGCTTTATAAGTTACCGTTGTAGGTGTGTCCAAGTTAAGCTCGCCCTGAACAGGAATGTCCAATGTCTTACGCATTGTACGCCAATCAATTCCCATAGACATGGCTGCAAACTCATTAGCTGCTTTTTCGTTATTAAGAGCTTCTTGACTCATCCACTCAGAACGCTTTGTTCCTTTATGTTTCAATGCAACGTGTCCTGCTTCGTGGTAAAGAATAAACTCCCTATATCGTTCAACAGAGCCTAAGGCTTCTCTAAACTTGTCTAAGTCAATATCTGCAAATACAAGTTTCTTTTGAGCAGAACCATCCCCCTCACTTAAACCTAATAGATAAGGCATACCAGCATCCCAATCTTCTTGGAGCTTTGCTGGATTTATTGTCACCTTACCAGTTTTAGGATTAACAAGTGCTATTGTATCTATAGTAGTGTCTTCAACTACAAACATTTGCGGTCCGTCGTATTCACTTATAGAACGCTGAGCCGCTGCTCTAGCATTATCGGTTAGAAGGTAATCACCTCGTCCCGACTGAAAGTCTCCATCCGAAGGTTCGTATGTTGCACCTCTAAATTGATCTCTAAGATTAGAGTAGGCTAATCGAGCCCTAGTGTGCCCATCAGACGGTGTCCAGCCTGACTCTAGTAATAACTCATAATCATCGTCGCTTAGTAGGTGCATTTCATTACGATCCATAGCTGTATATATACGCTCGGTCGTATTTTTAATCTCATCTGCATTTTCCAAGGCAGATGCTTTCTCGCCAACAGTAGCTGCTTTTTGTAACAACAAATTAGCCACACCTTTTTTCAGCTCTTCTATAGTTATTGCAGAATTAAATCTGCGAGCTGCATCTATTTGTTCTGGAGTTAAACTGTTTACATCGTCGACACCTTCAAGTATAAATGCAAACTCCTTGTTCTCTTGAGCTAATTTTTGAGCTGGCTCGTAGAACTCTGCTAGCTTAAAAGCAGCTTGAGCTACTTCTCCACTTTCCATAAATTCATTAACTTGATCTACATCATTATTAAATTTTACATACTCAGCTTGTTTTTTAAATGCACTTCTAATTGAAAAGCCTGAGAATGGAACTGAAGCTCCAACTGAAAATGCTCCGTTAACTAAAACGTCACCAAATCCTACATCATCACCAACATATGATGCAGCAGCACCCCACAAAGGAGACTCTATTGAGGCAGCTATTGTTGCTTCTTTAAAATAATCTTTAGCTACAAATTTACCAATCTTCCACTTCGACCCTGATTCAAATGCATCTACATACGCAGCTTGTCGTTTTGTTTGATTTCGCAACGCTTGTCTAGATGCTGTTCTCCAACCAACTTTCATGGCGTTAGCAGCTTTTGCGGTTGCATTAGCTACATTAGCATATGGTACAAAAGCTATAGGTAAATCACCTGCCATACCACCCACAAACTCAGACCCAAAATTTAACAAAGGTTGCATAACTCCTGTGTTATTAGAAGTTACTGTTTGATCTGTCTGCTGTCTAGTAAAGCGATTAAATCTAAGCTGAGTAGCTGATGGTGTCTCACCAATCTTATACTCAAAGGCATCTCCAAAGTAATCATAGCCTTGATCTTTAAATTCATCTGGAGTTAGGGGTTTAAGCCCACTCTTTTTATCATTAGATGTGGCAGTAGCCATTCCAATAACTTCAGGGAGTAGACCTACAAGCAGGGAATCATCTACGCCTCGAGAAAATGATGTAGCTGCCTGCTCACCAGTAGTGTACAAAGACATCCCTGCTGGGAGTTGAGTAGTCTTAGACTCATTTTTAAAATTGTAGTAAGTCTCTAACTCATTTAATTCATTACTCATATTATAAGCCTAATATATTTAAATTCTGAACAGCAAGTTCTTGTAGTCCACCCATAAATGTATCGGGAGATTTATACAGCTCTGGATTAATATCTGTGTAAATTTTATCTAAAGATACCATATAAGGCTTACCTGTTTCTTTACTTATTAGTGTATCGTAGTTCCCAGTAATTTGATTTAAAAACTTCGGAACTATGTATGTAATACCATCTATAGTCTTTAACGCACCCAAGTCAACGTATGGTAGCTGACCTGATTTATTGTTAAGAGCACCTCTTACTAAAGCAGCACCTTCGTCGACATTAATCTTAATTACACTAAGTGCTTTCCTAAGAGCTGGATTCATTTCTGTGACATCGTACATTTCTCCAATTCTTCCCACTGCTTCTTTATTCTCGTTAAAAAACACTTTTAATGCTGATTCGGCATACAATTTAGTAAATGTATTTGGATTGTTGAAATAGGTCTGAGCTTTAGCCCACTTAGCATCTGAGCCAACTGGAGCTGGGTAGCGTACAGTAATTCCATTTTCATTTTCATCAGGAACTCCTAAGGTGTACACAATTTCTTCTTGTCTCTTTAATAAAGATTCAACGGCATCTTTAGGATCAATTACAGTCCCCCCACTTAAATTATTTCCGTATTGGATTAACATACCGTTTTCAATGTTTCTGTAGAATTCAGAAAGTGCGATGTTACCATTTCTACTAGCACTGGTTGCTAATATGTCTAAGGGAGTGGTAATACCTTTTTCTTGTATACGTTTTTTTACTTGCAGTAGGTATCCTCCTGAGATTTTCTTCTTTTCATCTTTAGTTGAGTAACTTTTATCTGCAGAAATTTCTGATCCTGTTTTATTTAACATTATAAACATATCGCCTTTTCCTGAAATTTCCATTTCCATCAAAACTCCCATGATTTGATCAGCTTCATTTCCACTTGCTTGTAAATTCTGAGCAACGGATATAGCAGCGATGCCATTTTTTTGAACCATTGTCTGTAAAGTTCTTAACTGCCCCTCAGGTGTCATATTAGAAAACTCAGAGCCTCTAACTGGTATAATTCCAAAATCTGGCTTACCCTCTAAGAGATCACCAAAAGTTTTATTAGCTCTAGCAGTTTGATAAGCTATATCTGCTTTTGCAAAGGCTATATCTCTAGCACCCTGAGCATCTTGAACGGCTTGTAAATACTCTTCGGGGTTTTCATAATCATCTCTATTAATAATTGGTATATCATCAACTCCTGCCATTGCTTGAGCTATGGTGGGACTGATTTTTGATAAAGCACTAAAGTCGTTACTGTCTACGGCAGTTTTAATTTCATTAGCTAATTTAGTAACTGCTGCAGTCTCAGCTGCTAATACATCGGGGTTGTTAATTAACTCAGCATACGAAGCAACACCCTCTAAGTTTGCTTCAGCTCCAAGTATTCGTCTTGGATCATAAACTTCTGGAACATACCCTGTAAAAGCTTCGCCGTTTAGTAATGCAATAGCAGCAGCTCCTCGGGGAGTGTAGCCGTCAGCATTGGGTGCGTTAGCATATAAAGAATTAACTGCAAGGTTCTGTTCTTTTATCTGAGTATCAGTAGCAACGCTAGGATCGAGCTTGTTGCTTTGACTCATTGTAACAGCCAATCCATCAGTTCCCGTTACAAGAGCTGGATCGTAAGTTCCTGTAGGACTTTCACTCACCTGATTCTCTAAACGAATACTAAGTGTTTTTGAACTTTCAGCGACTTGGGCTGAGTAAACTTTCATTGCTTCTTCACGAGCTTTACCCGATTCAGTAATAAGTGTATCTCTATTTGACTGTATTTTTGTTAAAAATAGCTCAGCTTTATTTTTAATATACGGGTCATCCAAAGAAGCAAATTCACGAACTGACGCTTCTAGCTTAGCCAACTCACTAGCTTTTTGCATTGGGTTGAGCGGCTGCTGGTTTAACCTAAGAAGTGTTGTATCAAAAGTAGTTTCGTAGTTATTAATGACTTGTTTATTAATTGCAGTTCGATCATTAATAGTGCTAAACAAGTGAGATTCATCAAAAGTTTGAATAATACTCTGTGCTTCTCGAGTTGCGTAGTTCATTGTAAACTCGCCCCTTGCAGCAAAATCAGTAAGACTAAGTTCAGATGCTTCCAACTCTACTGCCTTTTTCTGTGTTTGACTAAATCGTATATTTTGAAGTTCTTGTTGCTTTACTCCGTAGTCAGATTGAAGTTTAACTACAGAATCATCGTAGTATTTTGTCGGAGCTACGCCATTTGGATCTAATGTTTCGGCAGTTATGTTTGCGTGTCTATCAAAATTTGCTTGAGCTTCTGCAACCTGTTCTTGCGTTGCATTATCATCTTGCATCACTGTCTGGAGCGTCCTGAAGTCTGCATTCACATTTGAAGAAAAAACTGTTGCATTATTAGTAGCTGCACTCTTATACACCTTCTCTTGATCAGCTATAAATTTATCTGCCATACCTGCTGCCGAAGCTGACACCTTAGACAAGCCCTGTGCTACAGATTCAAGTCCTGACTTAAACCCAATATTCGGGTCAAATACTTCTCGTGATAATGGAGCAGTTGTCGCTGTTTTAGTTGATAAAGATATAGCCATGTTAATTTAAAAGTTATCCAAAGTATTTTACACCCAGCTGTGCTGATTGACCCGCAGCTCCTATTAGAGATCCAATCCCTTGAGTTCTAGCAGCACTGGCTTGATTTTCAAATGCATTAGCTCTGTTAGCTCCTGCATAAAGAACATTCTTAGATTCATATGAACCTAATGTTAGACTCCTGTTCGCTTGATTAGTTAAGAGATCAGCTTGAGCGTCATAGTTAAAAGATTTTTGTGCTGTTTCTGAATACAGGTTATTAGCTGCTAAATTAAACTCAGATTGCTTAGCGTTAAATAAATCACTAAAGCTTCCTTGAGTACTAAAAGCATTATTAGCAAAAGTAGCATTTAACTCTTGAACCTTATCTTCAAATTGAAGTTCTTTTTGACCAAACTCTGCAATAGTTACTTGTTTATTGTAATCCTGCACTCCTGCTTGGAATGTCGCGTCCTGTGCCTCAGCTTGTCGGCGTTGAAAAGCAATCTTAGAGTTAACATCTGCTTGATCTCGTGCAGTGTCAGCCGAGTACTCAGCAGCTTGAGCTGTTCGCTGAGCACCCACATAGCTAACTAAGCCTGAGGCTGCTGATGCTGCTATTGCTACTAGTTCTAATCCCATAATATTTAAGAGTTATTAAAATCGGTTTTGACCACTAAAGATACCACAGTTAGCGGATAAGGTTTATCGTGTTTGATTGTTGGCACTTTGTCCACTCCAAAAAGCGAGCCCCGTACAGGAAGTTCTCTGCCAAACCCTGTGTACAGCTTATCTTTTCTATCTGGTCCATCTAGTATCTTTGTACCGTCTTCTTTTAATAAGTAAGTTGACTCTTCTTCCATCAATGCTTCAGGAGTCGAACGATCAAATTCAACGTACTCATACTTGTCGTCAATACCTACTGAGTAGCCTACTGACTTGTAAACATATGGTCGCATAGATACAACTCTTGCTTCAGCTCCATAGCTTGTGCCTCTGGCTGTAGCCCATGTGTTTATAGTAAGTCCAATAAATCCTACATAGGGTTTACCAATTAAAACATAGCTAGTCTTAAGAGTATTAGTGACATCTATTAATCCACCCGCACCCACAGTAAAGTCTCCCCTATCTACACCATCAGAAACAATTCTAACTACGTCTCCTTCATCATACCTAGCCGACACATCTAACGAGTTTGCAATTGGATCTTCTGCTGTAGATACTCCGTCTTCTGGAAAGCGAATATAAGAATCTAAGAAGTGAGCATTCTCTTTAAGATCAGTAGAGTCTTCATCTCTGTGGGCTTCTGTTAATACTTCGTACGCATACTTAGAGCCATGTTTAATTGTTACCCATAATTGATCTTCACCAGTATCTTGGAATCCTTTTCTCAGTACGCACATATCGGTGACTTCGCCCTCTGTGTCTATTTTAGACCAAGCGTAGAAGTCTTCTTTCTTATGATGTGTTAGGCAGTATAAGAATCCTTTTGAAGTTAAGCACCAAATTCTAGGCTGTGGTGTGTGCGAATAATCAATTCGTATAATGGGATCATTTAAGAATGTTGGGTAAACTAGCTTAGATACATCGTTAGTATTACTAGCCTGTACTTGGGCATCATATACAAATTCCAATAAACGACCGCCAGATACATCAGGAAAGAACACAGCTGAGCCAACAAACGTTGCTTGCTTTAAACCGCCCTCGGGGTCTTCCAACTCAATGCGTATGTTAGTTGGGCTAACTGCAGCAGAGAAGTCATTTGGAGATAACTTGTAAATACCATTATCAGTTCCAATTGTAAGAGCTTTAGCAGAACCTAACCAACGTATTGTAGCATTAACATTACCAAGCGGGTATGAAATACCTGTCGTATCTAAAACATCACCATCGGACTCTGCAGTTCTAAAATCAGTCTGGTCTCCGTTCTTACTCATCCAAACAAAATTAGGACTTTCATACGAACCCCCGTAGACTCTGCGTTGCTCATATTCAGTTACGGTTGCGGGGTAATTATTAGTATACCACGCTCCCATTCTAAAAGAAGACGCAACACCTTCATTTGAAATTTTGCCTGTTAATTTACTTTTAGGTATAGCTCCTCTAACATCAATAGTTACCTGAAATGCAGTAGTAAATCCAGTGATTTTAACAGTAAGCCAATTTTCTCCCAGCTTCATAAAAATAAAACGACCAACATCTTCTAGGGAAAAACCGCCTGTGCTTGATGTAAGAGTTGCTGTATGCTGAGCTTTTTTATCGGGATCGGTAATATTGTCAAATACATCAATACGTCCTACTGGTGATATAAGATTACCAATTGCTGTAGCCCCAGCACTCCAAGTAACAGTCTCTTGAACAATTTCAGGTATGTTGTTAGGAGAAGCGTCTGCAGATGTATAAACTTCAAGAGTATCCTGCTCGACGGCTGTAGTTAGATCTCCAATTGTAGTGTCAGCGTCAGCTACAAATGTAGAACCACCATTGTGTGGTGCAAATGAATTATTAAAGCCAAACACCCTATTACCAGAGCCAGATACTTTTGATGTTGCTACTTGGCTACTAGACGAATCATTTAGCGAATAAACAGTGAAAGAATCATCAGCATAAGACTTATATATGTTTCCAGATATATACTTAGTCTCTATATCTGAATCTACACCTCTGAAGTAGTCAACAGGGTGTGTGGATACGCCTTTATATTCTTTTATCTTATACCAACGATTTTTTGTATCTTTAGGTTCAATAACATTTTGAGAGATTCTTTCGCCACCTACACGAATCCAACTGTTAACTTGATTCGGTGAAAAAACTAATACATCTGATCGAACATTAACTTCTCCTGCCTCTAGCCCATCAAATTGATAAAAAGCAGCATTTGAATTGGTAGCTACAAATGAAGCAGACCTGTCAGCAATACTCAACTTGGCTGTTGAATCATTGATATTAACAACTGAATCAACGGGGTCTACATAAACGACACTAGTTGTAGGGTCGGGTATATTTGCATCGACTGTGGAATTTAATACTCTACCAACAGACCATTGATCATTTACAAAGTATTCAACATACCAAGTTAATTGCTCTGCAGGAGATGCTGCGTTAACAATCCAATCAAACTCAGCCCCATAAGAAGATTCAAGCCGAACATACTCTTGGTTGTTGCTGAGTGCTAACACATTGTCCGTAACGTCTACGTCTAGAAATGGGGGAGATGTAAACTCAACTTCATTTAAACTCCAAGAGTCATCTCCTAGGTCATACTGAGCATCTGCAAATAAAGTATCTCCGTCTGATGATTCTAATCCATCATAGGGAGCTGTTAGATAATCGGATGGCAACAACCGTGCTAATTGAAATTGAACATCAACTGTAAGAGTTCTTGGGGCGTGTCGTCCGTGAACTAAATAAAGTATATCTGTTTCAGTAGACCACCTAACATCATCTAATTCATTAAGTCTGTAGGGTGCTGCTATTTGAGTAAGCTGAGTGCCACTGCTGTTGTATACAGTAAGTTGTAACTCCGATAAAACAACACGGTAGGCACGACCGTCTGAAAGTGTTACTGGAATTGAAACAGTTTTGTTTGCATCAGCTAATTGAGAAAATTTAAATCCATCTCTAAAAATAGCTGGACCTTGTAGCGACGGAAAGAAGTTAGTAAATGGTTTAGCTGATTTCTGAAGACGTTCAATGTCAACACGACCAAGAATATGATCAGTTACAAGTCCTCCGCTGAAGTCAGTAGTTACATTTCTATACTTTGCCATATTGATTATGTGCTCTTAAGAATCTAGAAGTTGATGCATCAATATACTCCTGTGCAGGACCTTGACGGGCTGACATCACTCTAGCACGAGAACGAGCAGCGACATATTGTTGTGATAATTGTATAACTCTATTCTCTGAACCAGATAATTCGATAGCCATATTAGCTGCCATGTGTAGACTCAATAGTCTGTGCAAGTAAGCAGGTAAGCTGGTAATATCTTCATCAGATGGAATGTATGAGTAGTAAAGTGTTAGCGTGCTATAATTAGCAAGCATAGTAGAACCTTCAGTGTAGTAATCGGAGATTACAAACCTGTCGGAGTTTTCGGCTTTAATAAAGATATTAAGATCATTCGGCAGAGTATATGAGTGGCTGTATTGCTCATCTGCTGATTCAGTACCTGTGAGTGTTACTCGTTTACGATTAAATGTAAATATGTTCTCCCCAAAGATTTCCTGAAAAGCTGCAATGTACGCCCCGTCAGCAATCTCATATGTTGATGACCCATCATCTAAACGGTCTAGATGGTAGCTTCCGACCATTCGGAGAGCTGTATTTATAATATCTAACTTTTGTATAGCCATATAAAAAAATAAGTAGTCTCCCCCGAATTGACAGGGGAGACTACGATTAAGAGATTAAGCCTCTACGCAACGGATCTCACCCGATACTTCACCCCACATACGAGATGCATCAGCACAAAGCTTGAAGTACAAGTAAGGGATGTTTTTCTTAGAAGTGTCACGCCAGATATCACCCTTGAGGGCAGTACCAACAGACATCTTAAGAGATTTCGGAGTAGAAACCATAACGCGACGTTCGTCACCTGCAGCACCAGTGCTGAGCTTGAGACGCTCGGTAAGAATGAAACGATACCCCATGAATGTGGTTACGTTACCTTCTGCAAGCGACTTGCGAACTGCGTAGTCAGAATTGATGACTTCATCAATACCCAATAGATCTTCCAACTGCTTGTGAGTTAAGAAGCAGTTCAAGATTGTATCTTGATCAATTGCTTCCAAACGCTGCATAGTTGCACGAAGACCTTTAAGTTTTGCAAGAGTCAATCCAGTACCTGCAGCAGCACCTCCAGCTGTACCGTCGAATTGAGATCCGACAGAAACACCTTCAGTTGTAGCAGCACCTAGAGTGTAGATACCGCCTGTTGCAGTAATAGGATTGGATGAGCCAGCATTATTACCGCCAACAGAGATGTCAGTACCACCTTCATCGGTAGTCCCAGCAACATAGGTTAGTGCAGTACCGCCACTTTTGCCTGCGTTAGCAGTACCAAAGTAAGCATCAATAATGATATCATCCATCTTACGTTTACCTGAAGCTAACATAGCTTGAGTGTAAGCATTCATTGGATCAGTAAGAACTCGCTTGAGATCTTTCTCATCCACATACTTACCAAGCTCATAGTCTTTAAGACCAAGACGACGACGGTTGTTTTCGATCTCACTCTGAGGATTAGCTTCGTAACGACCAGTATCTTCGGTCATTGCAGCTGCCTCACCAATACGGTCGAAGAACTGGAACTCAGAACTTTGAGTTTCAGTTTCGAAGTATGGCTGGAGTTTTGATTCGGTTTGTTGAAAAGCTTGCTCGAAACCCGCACGGAACGAGTCATAATAAGCAGCTTCGATATAGTTCTTTGGATCAGACGCAGGGGAAGAACTGTAACCCTGATCACCTACTGGTAGTCCCATAATATATAATATTTAGAATTAGTTGTATACTGAAAGAGGATCAGTATATTAAGTTTTGTTTTGTTCAACGAGCTACCCTTTCGGACTCATCTAGTTTTACGAAACCAACGGCTTTCTAAAGCTGCTTACTGGACCTAAAAAAATAGGCTACCCAGTATGTATCTGAGTAGCCTATATTTGACAATCTGTCAAGCCTATACACTAACTATTCCCATATAGTTGGGAATAAAGCTTAATACGCTTCTGCAGAATATTCTCTCGTTTTTCACGATCCGCAAATGAAAGTGCTGATGGGTCAGTCATAACCAACTGTTTATTGTCTGAATCCAACTGCTCAATTTGGGCTTTAATCCCCTGAACTGATTCATTCTGACCAAATGGTGACGCTCCAGAATTACCCATAGGTAGAGCATCTCCAGAAATCTCAGAGATCTTGTGGAACAACTTAAGGACGGCAGGATGATTTGCTACGACTGGACTCCAGTTAACAAGATCTTGCAACTCAGGTATTTCCTGAGACAAAGCATCGAATGTTTCATTCGCTTGCTTCATGTTAACCTCAAAGTTTGTACCCCAGTGCTCAGCCATGTCAGCTCCATACTTATGTATAGTTTCTTTATTGTGGTTGTCCACAGCTGCATTGCCCTCCATCTGTAGCTCAGCCCACCTGCCCACAAGACCATCGAACTGTCTTTGATTTAGTCCCATGTCTGTAGCAAAGTCGGTAAGCTCTTGAAGTTGATCTTCTGTTGGTGCAGGTATGTCCACACCATCAAACTCTTCCGAAATACTAATCTCCTCTGGAATAGTGTACTCGTTATTCTCAGGTCGGACTTGAGTGTAGTAGTCATCCCACTTCTCGTCAGTCCAATCAGCTTGAGGTTGTTCAAGACGTTTAGCACCTAGTGCACTCTGAGCATTAACAAGTTGGTTAGCCAACGCATCAAAAGATTTTGTATTTTGAATTGTTGCGTTATTCTTTAACTCTTCTGGCAGTGATGCCAAGAGCGACTGATATTGATCAGCTGACGCATTCTCTTCTGGTGTGGATTCAGGTGTTGAGTCGGGTACAAGACCTGCTCCCAAACCACCACCTCCAGACGATCCTTCTTCAGCCTCTTCTCGTAGTATGTTATTTAGTTTAAACATTATGTTCTTCTCCTAATCGGTTTATTATTTGCTGTGGATCGTCTTGACCCAACAACGAAAGGAAACTCATAGCCAATCTACGTCTGCCCTCACACTCACGCAGCTTTGCGTCATCACTATGAAAGACTGGTTTAGTTACATGACACTCTCTTAGAAGTATTCTAAAAAACCGTTCACCCTCAGGGGTGTCTAGTATCTTCAAGAGATCATCTCTTAGCTCTCCTCTTTCTTTAAGACGAGCAACGGACTGTATAACTTTTTGTACCACTTAAATATTTAATAGCTGACCTACACCTTCGGGGTCTATCTTTCTTGCTTGTGCAACATCCTTCATAGAACCTGCGATATCAGGCAGAGCTCCAGCAATTTGTTGTGTCTGAGCTTGTTCTGCTTGTGCAGCCTGCTCCTCACCCATAGTATCACTGGATTTTATAACTGATGGATTTACATTTCTATACTTAGCGTAGCTATCTAAAAGTTCTCTTTCATTAACTGCTTGGAGAATTTCAGGTTTAACATTAGCTAATGGTGTGATATCCTGCATAAATGCACTGATATCTGAAAGACGGCTTGCAAACTGAGCTTGAGAACTAGGACTTGTATATGTAATCTCTAGCTTAGCTCCATTCAAGCTTGCTGGTATATCTGGCAATTCATTGCGTCTGTCTAGAAACATGAAGGTGTTCTCAACAGCTGGTGCAATATACTCAGCTTCCATACGATTAAGTAGTGGAGAAAGTTGTTGAAGCATTTGCCCACGAGTATCTTGTATCTCAAGAATGCTCTGACGCTCACGCTTCTGCTCACGAATAATCTGATCCACAAAGAATGAGCGTTGAATTGATGCCTTATAAGACTCAATCATCTGCATAGCATACTGGGGTTGATTACCTCCCAAGATTGGGGATGGCTTTTCACTGCCAGCTTCGTGAAACATGATCTGGCGAGAACCGTACTTAAGCGGAAGTAGTATACTGTCTTCTTCTGCTGTAAGTGTTGGGAAGTTCATATACTCCGCAGAAGTAAGCACCTCCTTCACCATTTTATTTAGTACACGAATCTGAGATAGGCATGTCATAGCTGGGCTACGACCGTACACTTCATCAGCTTGCTTTGCCCATCGAGGGATAAGGAAAGTAAAATAACTAGCACCATCCTGACGGATAGGTGTCTTAAAGTCGGGACACCAATATGTTACAGTGTATGGGCGTTCTGCTCCAATGCGTCCACCCATCTTAGCTCGACGATCTTTACTTGGCTCAATTGAGTAAACTAATTCCCACTTCCTGTTTGGGTCTTTATCACTAAAGCCATCCATGTTTACTACCTCAGGCAGTAAGCCTACTAGCTGTCGTGTAGTTTTATAACACCGATAATACACAGTATTAACTTCACCATATTCATCTACATCAAAAAATACATCGGAAAGTGGTCTTGCTCGAAAGTTAACAACGCCGTTAACGTCAGACATCTGAACAGGGGATGTGCCGTAAGCACCTACATCAAGAAAGCACTCGTGGCTGGCAGCATAGAACTGGCTCTGCGGAAGTGCTAACTCGTGTAAAATCCTGTCGGTTACCTGATTTAAATATGTATGCTGTTCATCATTAAGCTCAGAGTTCTCTGTGTCCTGCACACGCAAGTACATCCATTTCTCAGCTTTGGGTATCAGATTAGCAGACAATCCATTGGCAAACATTTGATTAGACCACACTGCTGTGTCGTCGTAAATCTCTTTCGAACCATCTTCTTTAAAGTTAGGTCCATGATCAAACTCAGTTCCGTTAGGTCGGACATAACGTTGTGCATCCTTAAGCATACCATCAAGGCTGCTTCTAAGAAGTTTCAACTCTTCATATCTAATCTTTAAACGAACTAAGTCTGACATGTGCTAAGTTTTAATACCACCACCTAAAGTTCCACGCTTTTGTTTTCTCTGATACAATGGTGCATCATCTGATCCACGCTGCATCGCCGTTGGGTTAACAACCCGACTACGCCTTGTTGCCTGACGAATCGGTCTCCGTGCTACAGGTGTAGGGGGAGGCGGGGGAGGTGGCGGTGGTGGAGGAGGTGGAGGTGCTTTTGGTTTTGATCCCATGATTATTTAAAAAATTTTTTAAGTCTATCCCAAGAATAGAGTCTAAACTTGGATTCATGTCCATCTTTATTACGCATAAACATAACCTTGTCAAGCCTATAGGGAGCTATTTTAAAAAGTGTTGGTCCAAAGCCATCAAGACAATGTTGCCAAGCTATGTGCCAGTATGGGTCAATCTTCTTAGATAATGGATCGTGGGGGTCTTCTGTGTCGAGCTCTTCTGCTAATACAAAGTATCTTGGACCAGACCATACATATCGTTTAGCATCTGGCGGGCAATTCAAATAATAGTCCAACAGCTCTATGAATTCCATGCCCTCGGCGTGGTACATTACTGTTGCCTGATCTATTAACGATAATCTCGTATACACTCTGTCACCAATTGACATTGGTGACTTCGTAGCTTGTTGGTCGTTTTTTGTGTTTTCCATAAGTTCTCTCCTCTTTGAGTCCCATTGCTAGGGTTCTAAATGCGTCAGCTCCATGTGAGTTATTGTCGTGCACAGGTGTCTTCCTAAAAACCTGACGAGAGCTGTCCCATTCTTTGTGATATCCTTTAAGATGCTCTATACCCACAGCACACGCCATTCTTGAAAACCAGCATCGGGGCAAAATATTTCTGACACCTTCGATACCATCCTGCACAGCCAGCTTGCGTACAGGTGTGAACTTAAGTCCTAAAGATCTGGCAACCTCAAGTCTACTCTTACCTGTGCCGAGTTCTCGTACTTTAATATCGTGCGGGGCGTAGTGCTTGCCAAAGGTAATTCCTTTCTGCACAGCCCAGCGATTTAACTCTCGTGCGTAGTGCGGGAAGCCTTCTCCACTATTCTCGTAGTAGTTTACCAGCCTGATCTCACTCTTATGTTGCTGGAAGAACCAAATACTTGTTGCGTCATCCATACCTAAGTCCCACGCAGTGTGTACTGGTAAAGACGTTTCAGGGTTTAGTTCCTGCAGCATCTGATTGTTCTTGTACAATCTTGATATGATTGGACCGTAGTACGAACCTTCTACTGGAGTTTTAAATGAGCACATGTATTCCGACTGGAATCGTGCTTCATTGTTTAGCTCATCTCTAGCTTTGCGGAGATCAGTTGGAGAGATAGCCTTCGTGTCTTTAACGGATAGGTGACTTGAGTACCAGTCGGGAACGACCTTAGCTTTTTCTAATAATTTGTAGAAATGATTTTCACCACGAGGTGTACCATTGAATAAAGCCCACCCGCCATTCTCTGCTAGAATTGGATTGATAAGTTGCCAAGCAGATGGGTCGGAGATACTAAACTCAGAGAATACCACGCCAATGGGATTAGCACCCACCATCTTATCAGGATCATCAGACCCCATAAGTTGTATAATAGATCCATTGGTTAAGTGGAGACGCATCTCCTGTTCACTCTTCTTTTCAATTATTTCCTTAGGGAAGTAGTCAATAAACTTCTTACCCTCACCAGTCATGCCGTTCCAAACAATACGGCGTGCCTGATTACCATATGGTAGGACGTACCAATATGTACCCACCCGCTGTAAAGCTTTTACTGCCATAACATTCACGCAAGTAAGATCCTTACCTGCACGACGATGCCATGCGACTACTGCTCGTAGTCCACGTTTCTTTTGAGTCATGTACTTAACAAGACCTAGTTGATATGGTCTAGGAGACCACCCTTGTGCTGGAACAGTTACATTCACTCTTCTTCCTCCTCTTCCTCTTCCTCTACTTCCCAGCATATATCAATTGGGGTACTAGACATATCCATCGCAGTTTCATTTATTAACATCCTACCCACCCTTGGGTTGGAATAATCATAGTATAGATCACCATCATCGTCCATTACAATGAACATATAGTTGCTAAAGTGCTCACCTAAGTTACCACGAGTCTTATCAAATAGATCATCGTAATCGCTATCAATCGCCACTCTTTTCCTCCTCGCTTATGAACTCATCATAGTCTTCTCCTACATCAATAATCTCTGCTTCAACGTGCTTGGAGATCTGCTCCTGAGTTACTTTTGAAAAATCCATAGTGACTACCTTCATCTCCCCAGTCACATTTGCCGATATATCTACGCTTTTTAATTTAGGTTGGGTATAATTAGCTAATTCCTTCCAGATGGCAATCTTCTCTTTAAGGGGTACTTCACCGTCATCTGTATACTTCATCAGCTCTTCGATAGGGTTAATACCCTTCTCTGCAAATAATGCCAGTAGTGCCTTACGCTGCTGAGCTGGAGTCGGAGCATTGTTAATGGCATTTAAGAACTGTTGTTTAACATCCAACTGTTTCTCTACCTTACCCAGCTCCTTTTGAGCTTCCTTCATATCTTTCTCGGCTTTCATTCGTTTACGATGACATGCGGTTCTTTTAACCGCTATCTTCTTTTTAGCTTGTTCAGGTTTGATTCCATTGGATGTCTTCCTCTTGTCTGCAAAAGGATCTCTAGACTTGGGCATAATGAGACTAATACACATCCGTACATAGTTGTCAATACCATTGGAGCACATCTATCGTGTAACAAGAAGTACACTTATACCAGTAGCAAACCAGTATATTTGGACGAGTGTCACTAGTTAAGTATATGGTATATAAAGGACTTATGAAACAGAAGTACATAAAGTACATATTCAACAGGGTAGCACTACTTTAAAAATAATATCTAGAAAAAAAGTGTACTAAGTGTACTAAATTACGTAAGTCGTTGATAATCCTTAATATTTATAAAAGCCACTTTCCAAAATAAAGTGGTATACAAGTGGATAAAGTGTACTTATTTCTCAAAAATCAAAAAATAAATGTGCAGGTTGTTACCCCCACTTGCCTTTTTTTGCGACTTCCCCCATAGCCCCCCTGCTTCGCAGGAGCTATGTGACAAGTCTCCCAGTTTTATTTACGCTCGATAAGTGTCATGCTTCCGAGAACCATGACCCTTTGCCCTCCGCGGGGTAGGAAGCCCCCGCTTCGCCCAGTTTCGCTCGCCAAGCCCGAGCGATTTTCCCTAGCTTCGGTGCGACGAGGCTCACTGAGCCATCGCCTCTATGCACCTCAGTATATCCGAGGATCAATGACTCACGAATCTTATGCATAAGTTATTACAAAGCAATAACTTAACAACGATTCCCTGCGTCATCTGACCTCAGGGTCGACCAGCAAGGGTCGATTAGGTCTGTCAACCCGCTTGTTTACTGGGCTCGTGGGTCGTTTGTAGCATACGGCTCAAGCACAGACAAAAGACGACAGATTCCAAGTATTCATCTGTCTTAGCTAGTAGTGGAACAAAGAAAAAGAGAACTTCTAGAACGCTCCCGCTTTGTTCTTCTTTTTCTTTATTCAGATGTTCTTTTGTCCTTAGCTTTCGTAGATTAGCCATCGCTTGTGGCGATGGT